GGGACACTATTCACGGCTGCAAAAGAAATTGCCATTCGCGCCGTGTTCGGATTATGCGCTTTTCGCAGAGCGGCAAGCGCCGCCTCCCGTTCTATGTAGTCAGGCATGTCTCCTCCCGTGATTGCACCATCCGCAAGGGTTCGTCAGCTTCCCCCAGTAAACACACTCATGCGCGATCCCATCATCCGCTGGGAAGTTCACGCATTCCTTACAAAGCACCTGATGCTTTCCACCGTACATGCACTTGGAGCATCTCACACATGTGAGGTCGTGCAGATCAATGCCAACCAGCTTCGTGTATGTCTCATATCTCTCCAACCAGAAGAACCGCTTACACACATCGCAGTATTTGGGAAGTATCGCAAATTTGTATATAGTCACTTATCGTCCCTCCAGTAGTCGGTAGGCCAAGGGAGGCCGAAGTCGGAACGCTTGATCTTGCAGCCGGGTTCCCCGTCCTTCCAAAAGACGATGCCTTCAACCTCATGCGTGGCCAGCCAGCCCCGGATGCCGTCAAATGTGCGTGGACAATCCTTGATCTTAATCCGCCCGTGCCGCTCCAGCACGTCTTCATCCAGCCCATACGGATTTTTCTGGAAGTGCGGCCCAACAGCTTCATAGGTCCCGTCCTCGTTGGCCCACGTTGTGTTGCACCAGGCTCGGACGAACCACTTATCTTCCGCCCTCTTGCCGTCTACCTTCAGCCAGTGAGGCCAATGCCCGGTCACGGGATCCGGCTCAGGGATACACGGGATGGCTCCGATTGGGACCTTGCGGCCCTTCTTGGCGTCGTACCGCTTGTAGAACACGCCGCCGATGATAGCACAGCAGCTGCCGTCAACCTTCTCGGTGGCCTCCCCCTCGCCTTCCAGCACCCACTCGCACCCGGGCGTCACCTTGTCGCTGATCCCAACCACCTGGTGGTCAGCAAACTCGCGCTCAAACAGCGTCGGAATTTTCTTCACACTCTTCCTCCTTCAAACCCACTTCCGCCAGCCAGCGGAATGCGTCGTCCATAGTAATCAACCCAACGCCATAGCACCTAAGTGCCAAAGCGTAGTGGCCCTTTGCGTCAAAGTGCCAGACGCCGTCGTACCATGCGAAGTGTTCATCGCTCCACGGCTCCCGAATCAGGTCCTTCATGACGCCGGCGATCCCATCAATCCCCACCGTCGCAGTTACCCATGCCGGGATATCCGCAACCGTGTACACCCGTTCCGTCATCCCGCGCCACTTCACAATCTTCTGCGTGATCTGGAATTGCCCGTAGTCAGCAATCTTCAGCCGCTTCTCCGTGGTCTTCGGCACTTCCTCGCCAAAGTAGTCAAACACCAGCCGCACAACGTCATACACGCTGCCGCCAGTCTTCAGATACCCCAGCAGTTCCTCCCTAAGTTTTCCTTCCAGCACTTTCGCGCCCCCTTTTTCTTCTTTACTTCGCTCCTACATTATCCCAAATTTGCCTTCTTACGCGCAATGTACGAAAAGGTACATTTTTACCGCGCTAAAGTGCAAATTCACATTTCTCAAAGTGCAAATCCATATAATTCAAAAGCGCCTGTAAGCTTACAAAGCCCACAATCGCTTCTTTTTTATACTTAAAAAATTTTTAGGATTGCGGGTTTGCCTCTCCTCCCAGCCCCTTCGGGTCCTCCCACGCCTTCCTCCCTTCTCCATTCCTCCCCACCCCTTCCTTTCTCCTTCTCCCTCCTCTCCTTCCCTCCTCCCAACTGCAACAGTGCAACAAATGCAACGGTGTTTTCTTAACCTTTTTTATAAACGTAAAAAATTTTTTACGTGAACCAAAAGTTATTTTTATATATTTTACTGTTGCTATTGTTGCACTACCTTTTAAAAGTTATAAGAAATATAAGAAATAACTACTTTTCAGAACTTTTCCTAAATTTTAGGGGGTCAAAATCGCAACAATAGAGGTGCAACAGTACTGCAACAGTACAACGATTTTGGCCCCTACTGTTGCAGTTTTTTGGACACTTTTGAAGATTTGTCTAAATGATGGCTGGGCGAGGAGATGGGTGAGAGGCGAAGATTTTGTGGGGTGATGGGGATGCTAAGTTGGGTTTTTGGGTGGCGGAAATATGGGGAGGGGTAACCCCCGCCCCAGGTCTTAAACCTATTTCCCCCGTGGGTATATGTGCGGATCGGGGCGGATATTACACCCTGGAATCGGAAAGCGTGGTATAATCTCGCATAATAGTAATTACGCGATGTTTTACCCCGGAATTATGGCCATATTTTAGACACTTTACGGATTGTGTATAAAGAATATGATAACGAATTGTATATTGCCATATCTTGGAATTGTATACATGTATACAAGTACACATGCATTTGCGGGTCCTCGAAAGCTGCCGGGGGTTACTCCACTCCATGCCGCCGGCCATGCCAAGCTACAGCCAATAGAAACGGCTTTTTCGCTCTGCGGGGTTTTAGCGTGTGGGGGAATACAAAGATACCAGGCAAGGGAGAAACGTCGTGTAGGCCCGTTAAAACGCGTTAAACGTAAAGACTGAAAACAGGCCAAAAACAGGCACGTTAAACGTATACAAAATGCACAAGAAAATACGTTAAACATTGTGCAACATTACGTCTTGCAAATACGTTGAACGTATGCTATATTATAGCCACAGTAAGGAACGAACCAAACCGAACGCACGATAGCGGGCAGCGAATCCGCACAATGTACCTTGACAACATAGCAGCGCGTACACGCTGGGAAGTGTACGATCACGGGAACGCGCTAAACCGTCCAGCATAGCCGCCGCAAGGCCGCGAAAATGAGAGAATGCCGACGCAAGGCCGGGAACGTGATAATGTTATATTTCCCTTTTCCCTTTTCAGCAAGCGCGGAAAGCGTGTAAAAAGCGCTTTCCCGTTTGTTTGAGTATCAAGGGTAAAAAGAAGCAAGCCCGGGGTGACTGCTCAACAAGAAGTTGGCAGAGCAGCTAAGGAACGGCCGATCAAGTGTTCACCGGGTAGAAAGTTGAAAGCACCGAGCGAGCCTTGAAAAATAGGCCGATGTTACACGGTTAGTCAAACCGGGGTAAACAGATTGCTTCTGCTCTTGATACTGAAACAAGCGTTAAACGCTTGAATAACTATTGAAAAGGGGAAAAAGAAAATGGCAACGATTAAAGACTTGAAAAAATGGTATGACGCTTTCCAGCATTGCAAGACTGGTTACTGCTGCTATCAGGATAGCGGCAAAAGCAAATGGGAACTGAAAGAGTTAGGATACAATTCCGGCGTTTACGGCTGGAACTGGACGGTTTACGCCGATCTTGAAACAGACACGCTTTATGTTTCCTATTATCGCAATGTCCCCGCATACATCCGGGAAAAGTAACAGTTATGCAGATGACAGGGCAAACGCCCTGTAATGCAGCTTAACAGGTTCAAAGCCCTGTAAACTGTAAATAACGAAAAGGGGAATTGAAATGAAAATCTATGAACTTTCTGCACGTTATGATAGCCGGGAAAGCTTTTACGGGAAAGCCCATGTCATAGACCACGAAAACGGCACAATCGAGCTGCAAAGCTATAACACGATCGTCAGCCGTTGCGAAAACGGCAAGGTTGAACACCTTGGACGCTGGAGCCAGACCACAAGCCGCCATCAGCGCGAATTTGAAAGACAGTTTTCTGCATGAGCTAACACAGATAGCAGCCCGCAAGGGCTGTAATGTGGCCTTTGCCCGTCTAAAGCCGGGAGAGCTACAAAAATTGAAAAGGGGAATTGAACAATGTATAACTTCAATATCAATTTGTACACTTTTGCGGAGCTTTCTGCCAATGCACAAGCAAAGGCGATTGAAGAACACAGGCGCTTTCTGCTTGAAGATATGCGGCCGGATGACTTCATTTCTGGCGATCCCGAATATGACACGCCGGAAAGCTTGGAAGAACAGTATAACAGCGAGTATTTCTATGTTCTGGAAAATGACGATCCCGTTATTGATAGCATAGAAGCAAACGAGTATTTGTTCTATGAATCCGGAAAAATTGCATGGATCAAGTACAAGTATCCGAATCACGAAACACGCGAAATGTATGTACACCATGACGGGCGGGACATTCTGCTTGAATCTATCCCGTTCAAAACCTATCCAGTATCTGCCTAAACACAGATAGCAAGCGCGTTCTGCGCTTGTAATGTGACTATGCAAGCGGTCTAAAGTCCGCGCAAGGCACAAAATTTGAAAGGGGAAAATGTATCATGTACAAGGATAAAGAAACCGCTCATAGAGATTTTGGGCATATGGTTATGCAAAGCTGGACATATGCGAAAATGACGGAAGAAGAAAAAGATCGTGCGCTTTCTGCTATTCTGTTCGCAAAAAATCAAGGCTTGCTGTTCGGAAACTATAGTCAGCGTTGGCAGCAGCTTAACGCTATTTATAATGCGTTTCTGCTCGGCCTTGGTTATGATGGCGGAAACTGGCGAGAGACAGACGAAAACGCTCCCTTCTGCGTTGCGTGAAAATAGCTTTCTGCGGGATTTGAGCTTATCAAGTCCCAGCCCAGCCGGAAACGGCAAATAATTTGAAAAGGGAGATTTGATTATGACTTTTGAGCAATTCAAAGATGCCGCTCGAAAAACCGGGATTAGATTTAATATGTTTTTCAAGACATCATTCGTCAGAGCGACACCGATTGAAACTGGCATTAACACACCTGTTTTTGTTGCAGAAAGCGCAAAGCATTTTACATTGTATTATCCAAACAATCGAGGCGGAGCAACGCTTGTACAAGGCTTCGGGGCGGATCGAATTATCGAATTTTATGACAACATAGAAGACATTTCTTTTCGCGGCTTCTAAAGGGTTGAGCCTATCAGCCCTATTCCAGCGGCTTCTGCCGCAAATTAGGAAAAGGGGGAACTTGAAAACGAATAACACAAATGGTAGAATGGTAGAAACTACTATGAATGGAGCTTCTACCATGCCCATTAAAAGCAAAAAGCAAAGCGCAGCCAAGCAAGAGTGGATGAAGAAAAACAGCAAGGTCTATGGAGTTCGCGTTATGAATAACGAGAACGAGAAAGACATCTGGGAGTTTTTGCTGACTCAGGGCGCCCCGGCGACCACTTTCAAAGCAGCGCTTAGAGAGTACATGGAAAATCATAAGGAGGATAAACCGTGAAAATACTCATTATCGCCCTCGCTCTCTGGTTCGCTTCTGCGCTTTACAGAGGCGTGAAGCAGAGCAAGAGAGAGAACGAAGCCCGTATCACCGCCCTGGAAAAAGGGCAAGAGAAAGAGCGCAAAGAGCGCGAAGCCGCCGACGCGAAGCTGGCCAAGGAGCAAGAGAGACAGGCACAGCAGCTGGCGAAGCACGAAAAGCGGATCGCCGACCTGGAGTACAGAGTGAGTCAGGCAGAGTCCGACATTGAGTTCCTTAATGGCCGCATCGCACAGCTTGACGCGCAGCGCGACTACCTTCTGCTCCAGCAGAGCGGCACGGTCCCCGGCGGCAAGGAGCATACAAAGTTTCAGGCCAAGATCGTCAGCATTGAGAATCAGATTCACACCGCAGAGAACAAGCTGTCCAAGGCACAGCACATCAAAGAGATGGCAGCGAAAGAACTGTCTGCCTGATAGAGAGGAGGAAGTTCAGCCCACATGAAACAGAAAGTAACATGGATCGACCGCAAGTATAACAAGCACGTTCTGTTCTTCGACAACAAGCAAGAGGCACTCGCCTTCTGCTACAAGAAACTGGATCCCGGATACCGAAGAAAGATCTTCAAGTCATGCCACGGCTGGTCATGCGAACCGGCGGAAGACACTAACGAGGCAGAGCCAGAGGCGTGATTGCTTCTGGCTCTTTTATTTTGCTCATTTTCTCCACCAATTGCATCATTTCTGCAATTAGTGACGAAATTAAATTAGAATTAGACCCAGAGGATGTTTAGCTTCTGGGTCTTTTTGCGTTCTATAGCGGATGCCCCCACTTGCGACTGATACCAAAGAAGAACGCGATTGCATCTAATCGCTCCGGCTCTGCTATCTGCAAGAGCAGTTCTGCACAGCGAAGATAAGCGTCATGCTCTGTTCCTACCAACTCCGCTATACTGTTATCAATGCACCACCTGATATGCTCGTCTTCTGTGTTCCCATCATCAAGCACGATGTGTAGCGCACCACCAGTAGGTTCAGTCGTATAGATGTGGTTCATCAGTACGGCAAGTTCTATGATGTCGTGCGTGAACTTCACCTTCTTCGTTTCTCTCGTTCTCCGTCACCCTTTCTCTCGCCCCCATTAGAGCGTAACTGCTCTTCTGGGGGCTTTTTTGTTTGCTATTTGTTCACAGTGTAGGGTCTTTGAGCCACTTTTCAAGGTCTTCTACGCAGTTGTGGCATAGTTCCTTATCTAAAAAATCCTTGTCCCTTGTCGAGCCGGAACCTCTCGTCATGCTATCCCGTTCCGGGTCATATGTATACAGCCGTACCCGGTTATAGAACAAATCGCTCAGAGGAAACACAGAGCCACAGCGCTCACAGTATCTTGCCATTGCCAATTCAATTACCCCTTTCTGACTTCAATGATAGCCATCACAACGATCAGAACCAACGCAATGGCGAAGTCAATCCAAATCGGAGACAGTACCCACCACCACGCCCATGTGATTTTTCCAAGAAGCTTGAGTACCACGAACACGATTGTAAGCGCACCGCAAAAACTAAGGGCGCTTGATGAACTTTTGCTGTTCAATTTCATCATCCTTTCTATCATCTTTATCATTCCCGTGCGAAATGATGATATTATCACTTGACATATGACAAGCCCGATAGGAGAATATAACGCCTTCTACCGGGCTTTTTTGTTGCCTATCCACTTGCACTCTGAAGCGCCGAGCAAGCGAAACTGTCTCGATTTCGCAAGCGATTCGCTTAAGTTTCAGACTGTTCTGCTCTGTACTTCCGAAGGCGATCTGCGGCGATTGCCTTCTGCTCGTCTGTCATGGTGGATTTGCGGGGAGGTCTGATGGCTACCCAGGACTCCGGCACGTGGTAGAACACGCTGCCGTCTTCCTCATTCACAGCCCAGCACACGCAGTCTCCGGGGTGTTCCTTCGCCAGCTTGGCCAGACGGTTCTTCCATTTGCGCTCGTCTGTTGTGATGGCAAAATAGCTTTGTGCTTCTTCGTGTTCAATAACTGTTTCCATTGTTCCTCCTTAGTCAGGCAGCAAGCCGGCGTACTTCTCCCGGATTTCCTGTGCGCTTCTGCGTTCACCCAAGGGATCGTCGGTGACCGTCTCCTCTTTCTGCGCTTCTACCATGCCGAAGTGGGCCTTCTCCCACCAGATTCCGATGACCGGATTGATCGTGCCGGAGGCCATCGAAGACTCGATGCTGCCTTCCAGAATCAGCTTGACCATGCTGAAGAATTCCTTGTAGCGGGGATCTCCCTGTCTCCGAGTTCCGGTCGTGTATTCGTGGACCCTCCTGCGGTCTACGTGAAGGGCGAGGTAGCAGTTTCCGGCGGTGACCGGGAAGTCCTGTTCAAGGCAAGCCTGGAGGTACTGCTGTAGGCAAAGGGCGAGAGAGTCGATGTTGTTGATGTCAGCCTGTTTGCCGATCTCCATGCAGGTCAGAACGTGGGCGACAGCTGCCGACGCCTTCCCGCTCCCGGTTGTCTTCATTGCCTCCGACATGGGGCGGCTTCTGGCCACGTGCAAGGCCGTCTCTTTCTGGATCGTCTTCTTGTTCTTGCTGCCGGGAGGACGCCCCCTCTTCTTCGGCTGCATTTGATTCTGTTCTGCCATTTATCAATCCTCCCAGAATGGTTTATCTTCTTTGGCGTCTTCCTTCGGTTCGACCTTCTGCCAGCTGCGCTGTCTGCCGTAGACGCCGACGGTTCTGATGCCTACCCGCTCCCAGCCTTTCATGCGGTTGAGGATCTTCCCTATGTCTTTCGACTCGACCAGGCTGGGGTCCTTGGGGAAGTCCAAGTTGGAAGACAGGGCGCGATGGCACACCTCCCGCACACAGGTGTATTCTCCGGGGTTCTTCCGGTCGAGGAAGGCGGCGATAGCACCAACCCGCCAATCGTCTTGCATGGCGTTCTCTTGTGCCTCCTGGTACTTCTCGACCAGTTCACGGTCGGCGAATGGCTGCATGGCTTTCTTCCCAAGCTTTGCCTTCGCTTCCGCCCAGCACTGCATGATGTACTCCCGGATCTCCGCCTCATGGTCGAAGATGTCATAGCCATTGCACTTCACTTCCACGGGATACCAGCGCCGGTTTCCGGTCTTATCGACCAGCGGATTCAAATCGTTGCTGGTAGCGCAGAAGATGCATCTGCGGAGAAGTTCTGTCGGGTTCCGGTCGTAGGGTTTGCGATACTGGTCACGCTGCCGGGAGACGAAAGCTTTGATCGCCTCCTGGTCCTTGGCCTTGGTGAAGGCTGACATCTCCGGGATCTCCAAGATCCACTTGCCCTGGAGATCCTCGATTGCCTGTTGCCCCTCCATGATTTTCAACTCGCCGAAGTATGAGTCGTTGATGGCAAGGTATCGGATGAGAGTGGACTTGCCGGAGCCTTGAGCGCCCATGATGATGGGGACGTCTTCAAACTTGCAGCCAGGTTCGTACAGGCGGTGGATGCCGCCGGCGAAGATCAGCCTGGACACCTCGCGGGTGTACTTGGTGTCTTCGCAGCGGCCCCACTTGGATAGGAAGTGCTGGCATCTGGACTCGCCGTCCCATTTAATGCCGTCCACGATATCCCGGATAGGGTTATACGTTCTCTCTGTGAACAGGATCCGAAGCGCAGCTGCGTGTTTATCTTTGGAGTACATACCGAAATTAGACTCGATGTACTGCATACTGTGGGCCTCGTCTGCATCCGTCCATCTGGAGATGGTTACCTTCCCGCCCTTCACGCTGTGGATCTCAGGGATGCCGGCCAGTTCGTTGAAGCGAATTCCCTCATAGCGCCGGTCGTTGAGCATGACCGTGGTGAAGTTCTCAATAGTCGGAAGCGGGATTCCGTTCTTATTTCTGCGCTCCGAGGGTATGATGCTCAAGACCCCGCTTGTGCTTAGATATTCAATGGCTGGTCACCTCTTTCGATTTGAGCGATGTAGTAGAAGAACGGGAAAAATTGTTGCGGCACAACTGCGTTTCCGAGGCACTTAATTCTGTCCACCCTGTTGGATACCCCATAAGCCACTCGACCCACGTCGGGTTCAAGTATCCAATTCGCCCAAGGGGAGTGACTTCCGCAAGACTTCTCAGCAAGCCGTCGTAGTCTCTCCGGCTCTCTCTCTCTCTCTACTTGAACAACCTGTGAACGTGGCCTCCAGTATCTCGACAGACAACCGCCCCGGTAGTCTGTCGCCGTCGGCGTCGGAATAAGCCTCGTGAACTGTTGTTCGTATCCCATCAGCCACTCCAGAAACTCCGGGTTTGTGTCGATCTGATTCCCCTTCTGAAGAGACAGCCTCTCCTGTTCCGTTATCAATCCCCTGTCCTTCAGCGCCTTTAGAGTCTTCCTGTGGCCCGTTCCTCCCCAGCTGCTTGCCATTGGTGTGGGCCAGAATAGCGACTCGCTCTCGTTTGTGCGGGGCATCGACACCGCAAGCCGGAATAACGAACGTTTGGCTTTCGTATCCTGCCTCTTCCAAGTCAGCAAGCACCGTGTCGAGTGCCAGATTGACGATTCCAGGCACATTCTCACCAAGCACCCAAGTTGGCTTGAGTTCCCGTATGACTCTGCACATTTCCGGCCAGAGGTAACGGTCATCCTCTTTGCCTCCATGCTTCCCGGCAACAGAGAACGGCTGGCACGGGAATCCTCCCGAAATAATGTCAACTGTTCGTAGCCCAGTTCTTTCATAGAAACTCTCTTTCGTTAATGTCCTTATGTCTCGCCAGCGTGGGACGTCAGGCCAATGCTTCTCAAGTATTTTAGTTGGATAGTCAGCCCACTCACATTGGCCAACAGTTATAAAGCCAGCTGCCTCTGCGGCTATGTCCAATCCGCCTATACCGGAAAACAGCGACAAGTGAGTGAGCCTCATGCTGGGCATCCTCCCATCGTCCCAAGTTCATAGTCAACCTGGACGATCCTAGCCTGTGCTTTGGCGAGATCCTCTGCCAGTTCCGGCGTGTCAGGATTTACGGCTCTCAGGAACTTGTCGAGAGATATCCACTCATCCATCAGGCGGTGGTACTTGTCTTCCCAAGCTTTCTTCTCCGCCTCTTTCTTCTTCGCCGCCTCCCGGCGCTTCTGGAGTTCTACGCTGAATTCGATATCAACGCTGGAGTCAATCGGCAGATGCAGATTGAAGTCCTGATTGATTCTCTTCATGGCGTCCGACCTTGTGGAACATTCACAGATGTCCTTAACAAAGCCGATCACATCCCCAGAAGCGCCACACACAAAGCACTTATATCCGTTGGCACTGTAAGACAGGTTATAGTCTCTCCCGTTATGGAAGGGACACGGGATGCGGTGATGCCTGGGAGGATGCTCCGGCGCGTAGGTCCTGACGGCATCTTCCATCGTCACGCTGGCACGGATGGCTTCGGCGATGTCGCCCCAGTCCGCCTTCCGCTCTGGCTTATAATCCCACGTATCCACAGCTTAAACCTCCATGCCATTTGTGGCTGATTGAATACTTGCATTTTCGGCAAGTGTAAACCGATACATTTGCCACGCCTCCAATGCCGTACCGCTTGATTACGTGCGGCTCCGGGCAAGATCTCACGCTGCCAGAATAGAACCGCTTCCCTATCACATCGTCGCGGATGGGTTCGTATGATGGCTCATACTGTTTCTTCTTATCCCCCATCCCCAAACGGCCTCGCCTCCTCCCAAAGGTCGTTGCACTCCGGGCGGTGACGGATGGTCCACAGGAGGCATAGGAGATTCCAGCAGAAGGCTCGATTGTGAGGCTCATCCTCGTCCCCTCTGCACCACTTAAAGTAGTGCCGAAGGGCGCTGTCGATGTAGCAATGCGCGGGGATTCCCTTCTCCCAGTTCCTCTCCCCGTACTTGGCACAGCCTTGCGCGAAGTGGATGGAGACTTCAAGCAGCATGGTGTAGATGTCCCACCCGTTTTGCTGGGCGAACTTGTGAAGCGCCCAAAAGATGAAGCCTTCGTCGGACTCGTCGTTGGGGAACTGAAGGAAGAGTCTGATTGCGGTAAGAATTTCCATGCCGTCAAAGTCTTCTTTGAGTTTGGAATCGACGGAGACAAGGTCTGCCACGACATCTATCGGGAGAAGATCACAGCGCCCTTTCTCGTCGTTGCAGTCTCTCACAGCGCCAGACTCAAACTCTCTCCGCTCTCCGCTGTCAAGAATCTCCATATTTCAGTATATCCCTCGCTTTGTAATAGAGTATTGCATGGATAATCCGTGGCGTTTCTTCTGGCTTGCAGAAGATGAGGGTTAGGCCAAACCGGGCTACCCAAGACATGATAGACCCGGTAAGACTTTTGCTCGACAGCTTTGAGCGGTAGTTGCCGAGGAAAATATCAGACCATGTAGCGTTTTCCACGATCCAGAATACAGATGTGTTGTGCGCTTTTGCTCTGATAAATTCACGCTCAAATCGGAGACGATCAGTAGTAAAGTTCCCGCATATCTCATCTATGCTGGCCTTGCGTTCGACAATCACATCGTTCTCAAGCGTCATGTCTCCAAGCATTGCGGAGTAATCTCCCGTCTCAAGATTCCGTACCTTGTACGGGACTTTATTCTTTTTGAGATACGATTCGATGTGGTCGTAGACCTTCTCTTTGCTGTCAATGATGATTGTCAGACCCTTTAAGGCTTCTGCAAGCTCCCCGTCTGTATACCGCTTGTGCATTACACGAATGGCAACTCGTCATCGAGGTCAGAATCATCATCCAGCGAGGTGATGGTCTGGCGCTCTGGCTTCTCCCCTTCAAAAGCCGGGAGGTCAGCTGCACGGACGGGATCCAGAAAGTAGGACACCTGGGTGTAGCCCTGTGCGTCTTCCTTAAACATCGCCGCGCCCTCAGCCCCAGCCCACCCCAGGAAGTTAAAGTCGCCTTCTTTGATTTCCGGGAACGCATCGAAGAACTGAGTCATGTTCCGGTTGAACCAGTCGTTCTTAACAATGCGGTGGGTAACTGTGAACCGCCGCCCGGAAGGACGCAGCTTGATGACGATCATCGGAGTGCCTGGGTTCTTGCTGTTGGGGCCGGTGACTGCCTCATCCGCCTCCACAATGACCACCCGGTGCTTGCCGGTCAATGCGCTCTCGCGCTCCTGTTCTTCTCTCTGATAAGAGTCCCAGTTGCTCAATTGTTCACTCTCCATTTCTCAATGTAGGTTTTCCACAGGTCGTGCTTCTTGAGGTAATCCATGAAGTAGTGGATCGTGGTTTCAATAGGCGGCACGATTTCTCTGGGATACCGCTCCCTGTAAACAAACTTGCCGTCGCTGATGATGTAGGTAAAGTCCCTTGCCTCAGGAACCAAACGGAGGTACATCGGATGCTGGTCGGATGACAGGTATTTGTTGAGGTGGTAGGTCTTGCTGAACTTGCAGTCGTAGATTCTCCCGGCCTTGAGATAGTCAAGGACTCCGTGGAGCAGAAACATCTGACCATCAACCTCGCAGTCCTGGAACAGCGTGACCTGTTGCTGGGAGCCGTCCAGTTCTTTCGCCATCTCCGTGATAACGGTGTACCATTCGTGGTCTTCAGAGATTGTTGCCCCCTTAAGTACGTTGTTCAAGCAGTTCTCAAAGCGGATGCCGTCCAGCATCGCCTTGGTCGGCTGCTTCTTTTCCCGGTTGAGGGTACGGAGAAAATCTTCGTACCCCCCATCGGTTTTGAAGCTGTACTCCCAGGAGGAAAGGAGACTTTGCGTGATTCTGACTTTAGGTCTTGTAGACATAGGCCTTCGCTGCCTTGTCCCAGACGATGTTCAGTTCAGCCAGCCGAGCCTTGAGCATCGCGGTCGCTTCCTTCTCGCTAGTCAGCCCGTGGTCCAGAGCCTTGATGGCCTTGGCTGCATCGCTCACATCCTCCGGGGAATTGACATCGGAGCAGATGACCTTCGCCATCGTCATGGCCGCATCGTACTTCTCTTTCTGAGGGCCGAGGCTTGCGGATTCCTTCGACAGATTGTCGCGCACTTTGGCGAACAGCTTGGTGAGGAAATCGTTTGGCTGGCCTTCTGCCAGTTCCGGTACTTCGATGAGGCCCTTGATACCGTAAGCCGCTTTCGCGGAGTACTGTTCAGTAGGGGTGAAGCCAAGGTAACGGCGACCGCTCTGGATAAAGAGGTGGGCGGCGAGGTCTGCCGGCTGGTACACCAGGGTACGGGTGCTGCCCTCGACCACAAGTTCGTAGAAGACACCTTCGTCTCCGTTCTTGGTCATGCTCTCATGGAAGAGATAGATGACGTTGAACTTCTTTCGCAGTTCAGCAGACAGGCGAAGGAATTCTGCCTTGATGGCGCCATAGCCCTGTAGGGAGAAGCCGCCATTGTTCTTGCTGGCCTTCGGGTCCGTACGCATCGCCCAGTCTTTCATGTACTCAATCAGCGCACCGCACGTGTCGATGACCACCGTCTTGTACTGGCCTTCAGCTGCCTTGAGGTCTGCGAGGATCTCTTCGTAGGTCTTGCACACAGAAGCATCTCTGCGGTGGGCTGGATTCACTCGCGCCAGTCCTTCGTCAGTGTCTATCAGCAGAACATCATGGGCAGACAGGGCCAGCGTGGTTTTGCCCGTGCCGGGGAGGCCGCTGATAATCATGATGATGTTCTTGTTGGAGAAGTCCATATTCTCCGGCTTAACAATCGGCATTTTGTCCCTCCTTATGCCAAGTCAAAGGCGTCATCGCAAAGGTCAAAAGCGGTTGCCACCTTAGGCTCCATATTCACCTTCGCAGCTTTGAAGGTAATCGGCTTGCCATCGTCACAGCCACCGCCTTCACGGGGTTCCTTAAAAACCTCGACCACTTTCCCGACCCAGCCCTCGCTTGTGATTCCGTAGCGGTTGGCCTTCACGTTGCCGACGATGATGTCTCCGACCTTGAACTTGCAAGGCTTGTCGAAGGCATCGTCCCGTTTCATGCGCTTGCAGAGCCTGTCAAAGGCAATCTCCGCGCCAACCAGGAAGTCGAAGGCGTCATCCGGGCTGCACTTGGCCTCGCCAACTTTGCCAGAATCCAGGTCCTTGGCGATGACCCTCATGGGATCGGCCTTGTCAACCATGATGACGATCTTCGGGGTCTTGCCGGAGGCAACCAACTCCATGCTGTGGCCGGGAGCGCACCACAGATCGTCAAGGCTGATGGAGCCGGTGGGCCACTGAATCAGATCGTCATGGTCGTGGTGGACGATGCCAATGGTTCCCGGCTCCGGGTAAAATCGGGGAACGGCCTTATGAAGGTCTTGGTTAGTGAAGCGCACCTTGTCGCCCTTCTTCAGCTTGCTTACATCTACCATGTTATATCTCCTTTCAAATTAGATCTTGTACTTTCGTGCGAGGCGCTTGACTTCTGCCTCATATTCCGTGGGCGGAAGATTCATGGGGATTTTGCGCTTGGCTTCCGCATAGCGACGGTAGCGTTCGTCAGAAGCTTTCCGTCTCATTGCCGTAATAGATGTCGCCACCTTCATCCTCCCAATCTTCATCTTCATAGCCTCCGTCATGCATCCAGGGCGGGTAGCCAGTGCGTTCAATCGAGCGGATGATGGGGTCATCGGGTATCTGTTCCATCAGATTCCTCCCCCATAATCTTACCGGTGAGTTTCACCAGATCCCAGAACCGGCGAGGATTTAGGCCGGTCTTCTTGTTGATGGACACCAAGTGTTTAACTACCGTTCGTTTGTCACACGCCAGAGCATTGGCCGTGTTTACGGTCTTCATGTTGTTGTTGGCGTATGCAGATAGGATCTCTAAGTCGAACGGACTAAGTCCTGTCTCAATCGCAAAACTCAATCTGCCTTTGCCTCCTCTCGCATATCGTCTGTGATGTATAAGAACTTTCGGATTTGCCCAGGCGAGTACTCCGTGACCGGAGCCAACAGCGACTCAAACCAGTCACTGAAGAAAAACTCAAGCATGTCCGACCGTTTAAGTTCTTTTCCTTCGGCTACAATCATGGCCAGCTTGCCGTACTTCAGAGACTGCCAGTCCATGACAGCCCTTTCGAGGATGGCGCTTGCCAACTCTGTTGCGTCTTCGTCATCACGAAGCACCTTCCGCTTGATCGTCTCCTTCTGCCCACCGTTTACGGAGTCTCTGCTGAAGAGGGGGCATCGGATGACCTTATAGGAGTCCGAGATAATAGTGCGACCGAACAGTTTGAATTTGATCTTCGTGGGGATGGCCTCCCAGTCTTTGACCGGGGTGAAGTTGTTTGCCCAGGGACACCGCTTCGGCTTCGTGGCGTTGCCACAGCACCAGCACAAGGTGAAGTCATTCGGATTTTCTTTTGCACTCATAGATATCAATGGGCTTCATAGGCTTGGCTTCCTCGTCTTGCATCTTGATGACGCACAGAAGGAAGACGATAATGCCGAGCATCAGAAGGCAGATGCCAACGAGCGCGACCATTGCCGTAATCATCGCCGACTCCTTTCTACGGCTCCGAGAAAATCGAAGCCGAACATGATAGCCATAATGGCCAGAACTGCGAGGCTGACAACCTCGTTGCCGAACATCAGGAACACAGCCGGGAAGAGATACTTTGCCATCACGCCCTCCCCTTCTCCGTGATCTCAAGCTTGGCCTCCAGGCCCATGAGATCGAGGATCCTCACCAGATCGTCATAGTTCCACTCGATGGGTGGCAACCCCCAGAACCGGCGGAGACGCCCATAGTTGAGGCCAGTCTTTTCGGCGATGTCCTTGAGAGACAGACCCATCTGTTCCTTGCGAACAAGGATCGCGCCCCAGCCATTGTCCACCGGCGGCTGTTCGCGCTTATACTTTTCCCCAAGTAAGGTGCGTGGCATATCGCACCTCACATCTTCGGCGGCTGCATCTTGCCGAGGATCGCCAGAACGAGGATCGTCGCGCAGATGATAGCCGTGATTTGAACAGAAATTGCCATTGGTTTGCTCCTTTCAGTACTGTTTATTGGACTGCTGATGTGATTAAATTAAATGTGGGTGAGCATTTCTCCTTCCGTAGCTAAATTTTTATCCCACCACATAAAAATAAATGTTGACAAAGTGGTTACACATGTGCTATTCTGTAACTGCCAAGAAACAAAATAAGCTGTGTAGTCCGCATTATGTGGGGGCTTGCGTTTTGCGTGATTTCTTAGGTACGCACATAATATATCACGTGAATCGCATAATGTCAACCCCCTAAATAATATTTTTTAATTTTTTATTTTGAGGGGTGAAATATCATGGACGGGCGTGAACTGGCAAGCTACTTGGAGAACGAATTGAAGAGGAGAGGAATAAGGAAGGGAGACTTTTATGAAGCTGTGGGGATTACTGCGACAGCCTTCTATGGCTGGAAGAACGGAGCAATTCCAAAGCGTGATACCGTGGCCGCAATTGAAAAGTATTTAGATGTGGACCTTTCTGGACTTGAAAAGTCAAACATAAGCATGGACTCCGAAACAGCAGACATCCTCCAGAGCATTCGGGAGAGACAGGATCTCCGCATTCTGCTCCACTCCGCGAAGGATGCCCCGGTTTCCTCTGTCTATGCGCTTATCAGCCAGATTGAAAAGATGAAAGAAGATGAGAGTTAAGTTGACCCTACCTATCGAAGGTGCAGACTATTGGATTCGCTACATGAAAATGCCGCCGAAGATCTATGCCTTTGTGCATCCGAACAACGACGGCACGTATATCATCTTCCTGGACCCTCGCCGCTCCCGTGATCAGCAGATTGAAGACTACATCCACGAACTGATGCACATCCTTAACGAGGATTTCTACAACAGCCGAAGCATCATTGAGGTCGAAGCGTCATGAAATGCAAGAAATGCAAACGACAGCTGCCAGACAACAGCATATACTGCAACTGGTGCGGATTTCGTCAGATCGTGGACAGCACAGAGATCCGGGTCCCGCCACCGAAGCAGAACGGGAAGGCCTTCTATAACCAGGTGACCGTGGATGGCGAGAGAGCCTACGTGACAGCCGACACAGAAGAGGAGTACTACGCCAAAGCCAGGGCGGCAAAGCTAAAGATCATAGAAATAAAAAAAGCCGCCCCGAAGCTTACGCTTGGAACGGCAATCGACAACTATATAAAAGCAAACGACAAGGTGTTAAGCCCGTCAACCATCAACTGCTACAAATCCTACCGGAAGACCCGCTTCCAGGAATACATGGACTGTGACATCGGTTTCATCCCATATCAGAAGATGGTAAATGAAGAGGCTGCGAAGAACGTCTCCGCGAAGACTGTGCATAACGCTTGGCGACTTGTTACTGCGGCATGGCCTGAGGCTTTAGGAGAACCGCCTAAAATCAATCTTCCGAAGAAACGTAAAAGTGTAAGGCCGTGGCTGGACTATGAGCAAATCGACAAGTTTTGCAAAGCGATTCGCGGGAAACCGTATGAACTGGGAGCGTTGCTTGCTCTGCAAGGACTCCGCCGGTCGGAGATCCTGTACCTTTCCGCCGAAGATGTAGACTTGGACGCCGGCATCATCCACGTGCGTGGGGCAGCTGTAATCGGAACCGGGAACAAGCTGGTGCGGAAGGACACGAACAAGAACTACTCCTCCACCAGAGATGTTCACATCGTCATCCCAAGGATTGCGGAACTGGTTCGTGGTAAAAAAGGCCTACTAGTTACAACGAATCCGACCACGCTGTATGGCCTCATCAATGGGCTGTGCGAGAAGAACGGCCTTCCGCAAGTCGGAGTCCACGGTCTTCGCCACTCTTTCGCCAGCCTCGCCTACCACCTCAACTGGTCGGAAGCCACCACGATGAGAGAGGGCGGCTGGTCCAACACCGACACCGTTCACCGTGTCTACACCCACCTCGCCAGCAAAGACGCAGACGCTGACATCGCTAAAATGAAGGAATTCTATTCCTAGTAATTTAGTAGGACTAGTTTTTTTAGTAGTATTCGTGAGTGTCAATTTCTAGTATATTTTGCGTTTTGTAAAGTATACTTTGCAACTACACTTCAACTAGTTAAAGTATGGCCTCTAACTTTTTAAGGCAAAAAGTGCCGAAAAATAAAGAAAAAGGCCAGAAATCGATGACTTCTGACCTTAAAAAGTGTGGTGACCCGTACGGGACTCGAACCCAATTATCGAGCCGTAAACCCGTTGAAAATACTGGGTTTTTTCAAAGTGTAGTTTTTTTAGTAGTTTTTGCGATGGCGGTCATGCCGCCCCTTTGATGTTAGGTTGCACCGGGGTTATCGCCGTCAGAACTGCCGCCGATGGACGGGTAGTCATCGAGTGATGCGGCACTATAAAACGGAATGGCACCGCCCTTAATAAGATGTTGCGACCCATCTTCGTTCAGTTCATAGTGGCAACAGCCAGCACCGATGATGCCAAAACCTTCGGCGCTCTCCACCAGAATCACAGGCCCGGTCTGAGCCGCCGCCAGAATCTCACCAGCGGTCATGTCCAGAGAGCCGTTCGCATGTGCATCAAGAGCCGCATGGACGATGGTAGCACCGCCGCCGCCAGAGCCACCGCCACCAGAACTCTGCCCAGCGTTGGTGTAATCCCACGCAGAACCGGTCCACTTGATGCCGCCGATGGTGAAGGTGTTACCGCTCACGGAAAGGTCATCAGCTTGCACAGCGGTGGTAGTGCCATTGTTGCTGATCCACACGTTCACGGACGGGGGCATGATGGACTCACCAAGAGCATTGTAGGCGAGGGCGTAGTCACGGAAAGCCTCAAGATACTTCACGCTCTGAGCGGTAGCGCCAGAGGCCGTCAGCTGGATTACGCAGTCACGCCAGCCGTTGAAGCCATTGTAATTGCTCTGGCCTTCCACGTCGCCTACCATCCAGCGACCGTCTGCGGTTTGATAACGAGCCATAGCTTACTCCCCCTTATTATACTGCGCGGTGCTGATACCAAGCAGAGCGCCAAGCAGAGTGCAGACCACGGCGGCAGTCTTGGCCACCTCATCGGCGAAGGGCCAGCCCCAGACTGCGGCGAGGCCAACGTAGGCGGTAGCCAGAGCCGGGATGACGATCATCGTGATCCATTTCAGAACGTCGTAAACTTTATCAGGCAGTTTCATGTAGTTCCCCTTTCTGGTGAGTTAGAAACTCACCCTTATACTTCAGTTTTTCGTATGTGTCTTTCACGTGTTGCATTGCAACATGGCCCCGGTTATTCTTGAAGGCTGGATGCTCATCGCAGTAGGCTTCATACATGTCGATATCTTCTAAGATGTCTTCAAAGTATGACTCAGAATGGAGCCTGTTCTCGCACAGTTCATCGTTGAACCGAAGGATGCGGAGCCGTGCTTGCCGTGCCTTGTCATCCTCGTCTTCTTTGATGTGCGAGTCCAGAGTTTGTTGAAGCATAGCGATGCTCTCTTGCGTTTTCTTGCGGTTGTTGATGATGGTCGGAACGATGCCGACCAAGGCCACAAGGATCGGGACGCAAGCCTTCAGAAGATCCACAACGTATTCGATCTCCCTCACCTCCCCTCACGGCTTCCAAACAGCAATCCATTTGTAAGTTCGTCCGGCTCTCCAATAGCGGCTTGTGCTATTGCTATACGGATGAAACTCCGTTTCCGTTGCCCAATAGCGTGGATAACTGACACCAGATGCAGAAGAAGTGTCCGAATTGTATGAACAGTGTGTTCCGGAAGATGTTAGGGAAGACGTGCCTGAACCACGGTAAGTATAAAATGCTGACGCATAACGGAGAGCAGACGAAGAATAATACAAATGTGTCCCAAAAAGTTTGTAATAGTCAACCCATGCCCAAAGCCAGTTGGTGTTAGTTGCTGTGTTGCTGCTGTTAGTCGCATCAACAAACGCAATCAGAGCCGGGGCTTTGCTGTGCGAATTTGAGAAGCTGACAGTTGGTCGGTTCGAGTCAGAGGAAAGTGTGAATGTTCCTTCTTCATATTCAAGACCGCCACCGCCGCCAGCCACAGAGACAACTACTTGAGCAAGAGAAGTCACATCAAACGTTCCATTTTGAGACAGAGTTTGCGACCCTTCTACAAACGGAAAAAGAGCAGTTCCGCCTCCGCTTGTAGGCAACTCTATGCCGCTGACGTTGCTATAAGCAGCGCCAAGCAAGCTGATATTAGGATTTGCCAATCATGCCACCCCCTGTCAGGAGATGGACAGGATCTTGGTCGTGCTGTCCTGGCTGATCACCGGAATCTGCGCGGATCCGGCCACGCCGAAGATGGACTTGCCGGCCACGATGTTTGCACTCTGGAGGTTGGCGTCGCCCTTGATGGTCTGAACACCGGACAGATACTGCGAGGCTGCGATCGTCTGGTCGCTGGTGCCAGGGGTGTAGGTCTGCGCCGCCTTAGTTGTCATGCTGCCCGCCACTTTGCCGGATGGGCCATAGGCCGTAGAAGTCGGCAGGAGGTCGGCGCCGCTCAAAGTAGCGTCGCTGGTGTCGTAGAATTGGGCGGTCCCGCCCCCCTGCTGGGGAATTGCGACAGACGGCACGGCGCTGTATGTCACTTCTCGGATCACTACATTTTTCGCCATTTTTCTTGCTCCTTAATAAAAAGTGATAGTTGAGCCGTTCCATGCCATACGAGCATAGTTCGGCGGAACTGGCTGCACAACGACGTCGTCGGTCATGCGAAGGGCATCGGTCGCCAGCGTCACCGGTTCCTCACCGGGTGCGACCGTGTATGGCCCTAAATACGGATCCCGCTCCAGGTAGACCTTGGCGATTTGGTCAGCCGTCTTAACGGAGATGGCCGGAGCCGTGGCCTGTACGGAAATGGTTTGCGGTGAGAAGGTGACGGATAGCTTCAAGCCTTATCCACCACCTTGAAGTTCGCTGCCTCGATGATGTTGCACATAAAACTTCCAGCCTGATACCAGTCCAGCCGGTAGACATAAGAGCCAACCGGAAACAGTTCGCTCTCTTCCTCGGTGAAAACAAGCTGCACGGTATTGTCAACCGCTTCGGAGAAATCCTTCTCAAGGATTGTTTCTCCATTCATGGTGTCTTTGAAAGTGAACTTCAGACTATCGTTCTCGCCGAAGGTAATGCCTTCAACGGTAGCGGGGAGGAGGAGGCCGAAGTCCCCCTCCGCCATCTGAAGGTTGGTTCCTGTTACATTCCACATCAGTACTTCAGCCCCTCTTTCCACGTTAGCGGCCCCACGACGCTGTCAGCAGTTAGGCCGTGGTCGCTCTGGAACTTCTTGGTTTCTGCGGCGGTCAGGTCATCGAACTTTTCGGACACGTAGTTGAGGGCGTATCCCCTCGCCTTGAGGATGGATTGCCAGAGGCCAACGTCCGGGCCAGACATCCCCTTGTCGATCATACGGGGAGGCCAGTACTCCGTCTTCGGGGTAGGCTCGTCGCCACCAGCCTTAATCTCCCGTTCAATTCTCAGAGCCGCCTGGTATCTCGCCTCGATGTTGTTGATCGCCGGTCTTTCGTACTCTTTGCAAACACGGCTCACTGCGATCTGAAGGGAGTCGGTCACCTTGAGATAGTCGAGAAGACCGTTGTATTCATTCCGCAGTTCGTCAAGGGAGTAGGCGACTTGCATCTTTTCATCGCCGACGGACACGCCCGTCGCCTTGGCCTTTTCCAGCAAGCCCTTCTTGCGGCTCCAAAAAGTCCACTGGAGGAGTCCGTACCCGATTGCGTCGTAGTAGAAGCCCCACGGGTCAATCGCCCCGGTGTCTACCATTCTGGTGTACTCTTTGCTCTTTTCAAAGCCAGCAGAAAAGTCGCCTTGCTTGCGGTAAGAACAGCACCCGGATTCGCAGTCAGCGTTTCCAAGCATCGCCAGAGCGCCGCAATGGGAGAGGCCAGCGCTCCGGTATAAGTTGTAAATCGTTTGTTTGCTCAAAGGTCATTCCTCCAATAAACCGGAGTAGGTCTTGTCGTCATCCATCACTCAATCCCCCAGATGGTCAGCGGGACCAAAAGATTGTTGTTCTGAGTGCCGCTCAAAACGGCGTTAGTAAACGTTACCGTGTCCGTCGTAACCATTGCCGTTCTCAAAGCGATATGGCCGTCGCTGTTTTTAACAAAGGTCACCTGATAGCGGTAGCCGTCAGCAGGAACGAGCAGTACGTTTTCTCCCGCCATGTTTGTGTCAGAGAGGTCATTATCGAACGAGATGAGCAAGAACTTATAATTCTGGACGCCGGTAATCGTAACGCCCTGCGTGGCAAAGGATGCTGACGGGCTTGGATTCTCCCAGAGTTTGCACAGCTTTGCTTTCCCTGCCCCAGCACCTATCATGTCACCAACAATCATGTCAAATCAACCTCCCGCGCTTTGATACCGATTATCCCGACAGGTATGCAGTATCTGTTCCTTTCACTCAGGGTCGTAACGCCGGTATATTGAGCATCACCAAACGTAATATCACCGGTCACTCTGTCAATTGTCACTGGTCTTAAACCGCCTTTTGAATTGATGTCAGAATACACGAACAGGTTTAATGTGCTTACGTCATGGGTCACCCACGCGAAAAAGTGTCGGTCAATGGATTGCGTAAACTGATAATCGACGCAGAGGATAGGGTACTTGCTCAAGCCTTGAATCGTGACATTGCCAGAGAATGTTTCTGGTGCTTCCTGACTCCAAAGCAACTCGACGCTTGGCATCGTTACGCCCTCCACGGCATATGGGATTACACGGCTGTTGTTCGCAGAGTTGCCTTGCCCACCAGCTTGAAACGCTACGGTCGTAGCGGTTGGAATCGTAAGAAGGCGGTACTGGTTGTTGTTGCCTGACGATGTGTGAGTGTGCAGTTCAATTGTGCGGTTCAGTCCAAACATATTTGGGAACTCAGGCGCTGTCCCCTTTTGGTTCGTCACGGAATCAATTTCCTCCGTGTTCATGCCGCACTTGAACAACACAAAGTCGTAATCCTCAACGCTACCATTCAGCGTTACCGTCTTTGGCGTAAACGCCGTTGTCTTCGCGTTGTTTTCCCACAGATTGGTGAGTTCAGTTTCAGACGAACCGCCTATGATGACCGGTTTCCCGATTACGCTCACTCGGAATCACCACCAGCGTTGGTATAACTGTCATGCTTCACGGGGAAGCAGTTCTCGTTGACGATGATAGCGCCATGCGCGGGGAGGTCGCTGATAGCCGCCGCAGCGAGAATGGTGTGGTACTTGCTCTCGGCCTCAAGGATGGTGTTGTGCGAGGTCACGATGTTCGCGATCTCGCCGGTCGCGCTCTTCTGGATCTCGATGACAATGTACTTCATCTGTTGTTCCTCCTTATCGCGTCTGGCTCACAGTAGCCTGGACGGTAATGTTTGCGGTCGTAGCCGCGCCGATTGCATAAACGGTACACGTGCCGTTGTTGTTGACCACATAGATGGCGCTCACGCCATCGTCGATGAGTTGCTGGAGCGCCGTGGCATCCGGCTGGAGATCCACCTTGCTGGTGGCAGTCACGCCGGAAACGGTCACGTTCTGGGTGTACGGCCCGGACCCGCTCCAAGCGGAGGCGGAGATGGTAACGCTCACCACAGCAGGAAGGGTCCCGGTAAGCTGGGACGAGGACACGGCATCGATGTTGGTTCTCGCCTGTGCCTGTTCCGCAGAAGAAAGCGTCTGGCTCCCGCCATAGCGCACAGCGCCCAGAGGAATGTTGGTCGTGCCAGCAGACACCGTGAAGCCGTCAACGGAGTTTACCGTTCCCTCGCCGTCCAGTCCGTTGTATACGACAAATGTGCCAGCCGTGGAGCCGTCGCTCAAGTTGACCTGGTACGTGTCCTGGGAGCCAGGAGCGCCCGTTCCGCTGATCCTCTCGATGGAAGTAATGCTTGTGCCGGTCGCACCAGTCGCGCCAGTCTCGCCCTTCCAATCGAACCACGTGTATGCCGTATAGGATGTAGGCGGAGTTGACGAAGTGCCAGAATAGATGCCGATCCAATCGTCGGGATTGTCGTACATCTGGTTGTTGGCCGTGGGGCGCTGGGCCGCATACTTAATCCACAGGTAGGACGCTTGCCCAGTAGCGCCACGGACGCCGTTTGTCACCGTGAACGTGGAGGTCGTGGTGTCGGCGTAAGTGATGGTATAAGTATCCACGACCGGGTTCGTCCCCGTGGATGAGGTTTTGACGAGGCTCTGGATACCACCATGCCCGTCTGCGTAGCTTACAAGCCAGTTCTCCAGGATCTGACCAGTCAGCTTTTTGGCCGAACCGCTTTGCTCAAGAACAAAGAGGTCGGCAGAACCTACTGCGGTTGCCGCTACAAGTTCGCTTATCGATTTATCAGCCATTGGATTCCTCCTCTGCCGTTTCGACAGCAAGCGACGCCGCTACAGACTCGATGGAAGCAACACAGCCAATCAGCGTGTCCCAATCATCAAACCCATGCAACTCGCCGCCATCCTTAAAGAGATGTCTAAGGCATTTTGCAATTTTGTATAACTGCGTACTGTATTCCATGTTCCCCTCCGTCAGTTAACTGCGCTGAACAGGCCGGTAACAGACCTCGTCCGACCATTGTAGTCGAGAACATAGAAGGTCTGTTGCCAGAATTGAATACCCCCGACGCGCAAACTTGATGCGTTGATTGGGTATGCCGCGGTGTTATTTCCCATTCTGTCAAACTTCACACCAGCGAATCCGCCACCGCTCCAGTACCCGCCGTTGGTGAACGCAGATTGCGCTCCGCTTCGCAGTGTGCTTGCCGCGATTGCCTCGCCGCCGATCATCAGCGTCCCCGTCAGCGTCATGTTGTTCGCAGACACGTTACCGCTACTATCCGCCCGGAAAGCACCCTTGCCTACCACAATGCCGTCCGTTCCTACGTAAACGCCATTGTGCTCCGTGTCGCTCATCCCTGTAACGCCATTGTAGATGGCCGTGGCCTTGATGGTGAAGCCGGTGGAGCCGTCTCCGATGTAGCCCTCTCTCGCCGTGACCTTGCCGTCGATCTCGGCCCCGTCTGCATTAAACTGCACGATCTGTCTGCCGTTGGCGTACCAAGTGTGGGAGGTATCATCCATCGACCAGCTGAAGGAAGTCTGTCCTTCCGGGCTTTCCTTTGACACCTTCGCTTCGATCAGCCCAGCCTGGATGAGAAGCGTAGCCTTTACGTTGCCGAATTGCCGGTTGAATCTGCGTTCAGTCGGAGACTCAAACTTGTACTCATGGTTTATCTCTTCGTCATGCGGGGCCGCAATGTCAGCCCTCATAAGCCGCCCGAACGTGCGCTCCCGCTGGTAGATGCCACCGTATGTGTTCTTGATTGCCACGCCGTCGCCGATTTCAGCTGCCGGGTCCAGGAAAGCGCCGGTCGCGTAATACGGTTGGTACTGGTAGCCTCTCAGCTTGGCCAGCATCTGCTCGGCCAACTCCTGTGTGCCAAAAGGATTGTTTACCTCAAGGGTCCGGCCAAGGTCGTTTCCGGCCTCTGCAATGGTGTCGTCATCAATGTGGATGACCACTTTGCTATAGGTGTTGAAGGTGGGCGCTACATCCAGAGTGCCAGCTTGTCGAAGTAGATTTATCTTTTCAGTTGTCGGCATCTCTTACACCATGATCCTATCTCCGCCGAAGGTGATGTAATCTCCGTACTTGTCGATAAGGAGGTTCGTTTCCTTCGGCAGTTCCAACAGCGACACCAAACGCAATTGGCCGGTATCCGTCATAATGAAACAGCCTAGATACATCGAGGCTATGTAGCACAGCATCTCGCGGAGAGTGTAGCCGGTCGGCAGAGGGAGTTCGTACTCTTCCGTCATAAGGGCCACCGTCCGTTCGTCCACGGACACCCCAATTTTTGAGGCAATCTCCTGGACGATGTCGATGTCCTTCGCTGGCCACTCAAGTGTCGTGCTTGCGTAGTCTTGCTCGGTCATCAGCATGGCGTCAAAGCCGTGCAAAGTGATTACCGTCAAGTCATCGTCGTTGTTGCTTATCTCTCGCGTGTCGATATAGAACACGCCTTGCTGTATCCATTCAGACTGCTGCGTGGCTGTACAAGCCCTAACGTAAGGGATGACAACAGCCATAGGAGGCAAATCGCCGGACGGCTGGAGCATCTTGAGATTGATCTCTTGCGAGACGGCTTGGCCTATCTCCGGGTCATTGCCAAACATCTGAATGTTCGTGCTTACAGAAAACAGTTGGGACTCGGAGAAGCCACTGTCGGGGCCAGTACGGGAGACAACGATTGCGGTCCCGCCGAACAGGATCAGGTCACCAGTCTCCGTCACCAGGTCGCCGCTCTCGCCGATAACTACAGTTGTCTCAAACCAATGGTTAAGGTTCTGTATAATCTGTTTGTAGAGGGCAGATGTGTCTTGCATATACTGCCCTCCTTAGTTCTCGATCAGCGGGAACGCTAGGCTTTGGAGATCCTCGCCGTTTTCTCTGTGAATCACATACGTGGTCTTTACGTTGTTGCTGTACATGTAAAGCACTTGCTGTGCATTGGTTCTCGGATACGGAGTCACACGCACTTGAATCGTCTCTGGGAAAAGGAGTGTCTGAAGCTTGGAACTCTGCGATCTCGTCAGCTGTACCGTTTGGATGTTCATCTTCTCTTTGGAAGCTACACGGCCCCGGTGCATGTAGCCGGTCATGTCGCGGCCGGCGTTGGGGCCATCGACATCGTTCCGGGAGAACGTAAGCCCTTGCCATGCGATCCAGGGGGTGATGTCGAACCACTCTTCGTTTACGCTGTCGTAAATTTCAACTGTCAAACATCACACCCCCCACGCACGTTCAAGCCTCTTCTGGCCAGCCCGGATTTCCTTGCTGTCCAGGTAGACGCGAATCGGTCTATCGTCGCTGTTGTTGTTCGCCATAGCGGCAGACACGGCTTCAAAGACGCCCATTCGGATGCCTTCGATGATCTGGTCGTTGTTGGCCACAGCAGTTCTTCCGCCGACGCTGCCCACCAATTCCGGGCCAGCCTCTCTTGCGACGAAGATCTGCCCCTCGTCGGGGAAGCCGCCCTCGGCAAAGAGCCCGATTCTCCCACCGATTCCGCTGAAGAATCCGCCGATTCCGCTGAACAGACCGCTCACTCCGCTTGCGATTCCCTGGATCCAACTCCACAGGCTCTGGAACCAGCCAATGACGGATTGAATTGCGGAAATAATAGCGTAGAAAAAGTCTGTCCATTCCAGTCTGCCGTTTCCGAAATTGGCAGAGGCTTGGCTGAAAAACTCTTGAAGAGTCTGCTTCCACTCGTCGAAGTGCTTTCTGACAGCCACGACAGCTACGCCAATAGCAGTTATTGCAATAATTACAACGCTAATCGGGGACGTTATCAGGCCGAAAGCAACTCCAAGTATGCCAACCGCCACGGCAACAGCGGCAACAGCAATACTGGCATCATCCATTTGTTGCGTAAATTCTTCAAAAGTGATATTCCCGCTCAGTAAATCCGTAAGCCTTTCAAGCCAATCCGTTATCGTCTCAAGGGCCTTTATGATTACCTCGCCCGTCCACTTGCCAAGTGGTTGAATTACCTCTTCCCACAAGGGCTTAAGGATAGGGGCAAGCGCCTCAAGGACCGCACGAAGGAAATCGAACGCAGCTGCCAGCAGATTGATAACCGCCGGAAGCGCCTCTTCAATGGTCCAGTGCGCGAGAGGAACCAGAATGTTCTCCCACGCCCAGCCAAGAGCGGAGATGATGACATCAGCAAGGCCCTGGAGGCTTTCCTTCAAGTTATCCCAAGACTGCTTGAGAGGCTCAAAGTCTAAGCTGCTCCACAGTTCGACAAGCTTGTCGCGCATCTTCTTGAAGATGCCGTCGATGGGAGTATCCTCAAACATGGACATGGGGTCGATAGCACCGCCACCGCCACCACCGCCTCCGTCGGACGGCTCTTCCAGACGGTTGATCTCGTCGAACCCCAGCAGCTGGTTCTTCCATTCCTTCGCGGCCTTTGCCGCACCGCCAGCGGCCTCTCCCCACTTTTTGGGGACATCCGCCGCTTTGAGGTACGTGCCGCCGGTAAAGACTGCAAACAGTTGGGACAGCGCGTTGGCCACCCTCGTCACCAGAGAAATGATGGCGTTAACAATCGGGGCAATCGCCGCCAGCAAGCCAATGAACGCAGAGCCAAGCTGGTTCTTCATCTTCAAACCGGCGGAACTCATAGAGTCGAGCGCAGCCGCGAATCGATGGCCTTCCGTGGTAATGCCCTGACTGAAAGCGTAGGCATTCTGCAAGCCTTCAGACAATGCAGAAGTGATTGCCTTGATAACGCTTCGGATGATCCGGTAAAACGCTATGCGCTTCAGCGATGCCAAAATATTGTCCAGCGGAGACTTTGCCTTCTTGGACTCTTTTGCAAGATCGCTGACGCCCTTTTTCGCGCTGTCCACGCCGGACTTCGCCTTTTGTGCAGACGATCCAACAGAGGAAAGCGCGGACCCTACCTTTGTGATATCGTCTCGCATGGCTCCGAAGGCGCTTCGGATGGCACTCGCAACGCCGGCCGCGACGTCCTTGATTCGCTGCATAGCATTCGCGGTGTTCTCAATTTCTGCCGTATCAAGCGAACCGGTTATACTCGCAGCAGCGCCTGGGTCCTTCATTTCCAGAGGCTTTTCCGGTAGCTGTTCAGTTATCTTCTGCTGTGCCGCCTGGGATCCAGCTTTGCCGATGTCCTTCAGCGCAGATGCGTATTCCTTAAGTGCTGGCAGCACATTGCCAAGAGCGCCGCCCATTTTCTGGATGGCAGCTGTGACTTCTCCGATACTTCCGGCCGCGCCGCTTGCGTTATGTCTTACTTCTATTTCAAGTGATTCTAAGGTATCTGCCATTTAATCACCCTTTGGTTTCTTCCGTCGCTGTTGCTCTCGCATCATCGCTTCCATCGCCGCTTGCATCTTGGCGTTTTCTTCCTTCTCTCTGCGCTTTTTCTCTTGCTCAGTCAGCGGGAAGATATCGAGCGGCTTATCCAAGTACGTCTGTTTCTTGGCCCCACGCTTAGAAAAAGCATTGGCCAAGCACACGGCGAAAGCGTCGAAGATATAAATCCCCTGGAGCCACGCCTGTTCGTTTTCGGCCTCTCTTCTCAAGCGATAGGCTTTACGATAAGCAACAGCTAAATAAGGAGACGATTCCCAATACTGCTCATATGTCATTCCCATAACGAGGTATTGTGGAAAAGCCTCCTCAAAAACTTCTTCGTATGTTGGCGGAGGTTCTTCGGATTCTTCCTTCAGAACTTGACCGCCATCTTGCGAGGGTTTGCACCTTCGTCCTCGCTTGCGATGAGAGTCTGGAACGGGGCCGCATACAGCTTGCCAAGGTATTCCATCTCTTCTTTGCTCAGACCGCCAAGGCCCTCAAACAGGATCTTGTCCGTCTGCTCCTGGGTCATCTGCGGTTGGTGCATCAGGAAAGCGCCCCAGAACATCATGGGGATCATGGTCATGGACTTGGACTCCAATTCGTTCACGTCCAGACCAGCCCTCTCTGCGCGGGACACGGTCTTGCGGCTATACTCCAGGGTGTACTCGCGCCCGTTATCGGGGTCGGTAATCACCATAGGCTTCAGTCTCTCACTCTTAGCAGAACTCATCTCTTATCTCCTTGTGCAAGTTTGGGGCGGTAAAGTGCCGCCCCATTGTTGTTTTTAGGTGGACGCAGCCGCGAAGACGTAGTCGCCTTGCGGGGCGAGGTTGAGGTTGTTCTCCAGAACAGAATCGACATCCGCACCGCCAAAGCCAAGGGCCAGAGGCTGAGCCGGGAAGTAGAAACTTTCGAGGTTGGAGCCATCCTGGTAGGCAATCTCAAACCACATGGTCAGGTCATCGTCCAGAGCGTCAAACGCAGCCACGCAAGCCGTCCACGCAGTGCGGAAAGCTTCGTAGTCGTTGACGGTCAGCTGGATAGCGCCGCCGGAATCGTTCAGACCCTCGATGTAAGTATGGTTCTTGGTCGCGCTCAGAGGAGTGGACTGAAGCATATTGGGGTCGTTGAAGATCGCCGGGATGGCCTTAACGCCAGGGATGGTCGTGTAGCCGGAAGTGGGGCGAGTACCAGCAGTAGTCTCAGCCGCATACTTGACGAGCATTCCGGCAGTAGAGACAGCATTAGCAGCCATTGTGCATTCTCCTTATCTTAATTAGTAGGCATCGTATCGCCGCCGCCGATCACTCTGCGGTAACGAGCGATGATGGTGAACGTATCGCTCCGGTCGATGTTCGTTTGAGAAAACCTCCGGTAGTACAGTCCACTAAAAGCCGCTTCAGCAACAGCCATGATGTCATAGGCCTCTGTAGCGGCGGTGTTTGCTTTGTTGCTGACAATTTGAATCTCATACACGCTTTCGTACTGGACGTCTTCAAAGTCCAGCTGCGTGTTCTGGAGGGGACGGCTGTTGTCAATCTCATGGATGAGACAAGCCGGGAACTTGGCCGGAGACGCGACCATGCGGGAAGTGCAGTAGGCATTCGGAAACGCAGTCTTAATGGCGTTTGCAATTCTTGTGTAAATCGCGTTTCGACTGTATGTCATCCGAACACCTCCTCAATGACGCGAGACATCTCTTCTCGCATCTTCTTACCGGCAAAGTACATAGGCATGTACGCCGGAGTCCCGATGTAAATATTGCCGCCATACCACCACCAGCCGCGACTCGCGTACTGCTGTTCGTGTTCCATTGACCAGGAGCCAGGGAACACAGGAACAGAAACCTGATAGTGCGGCTCGACGTCGGAGCCAGTACCGAACTCGATGAAGTAAACATCGGAGCCGGACATCACAAGCTTGTAGCCGCCGTCCATTGGCTCGACCGTGATCGTCGCATCCGTGTTATCGTCCGCTAGAACCAGGTGGGCGTTCGCTTCTTGCGCTCCGATTTCAGCCAATCGCTTGCAAACTTCAAGCATTTTGGGCTTTACGCGCTTTTCGTAGTCCAGGAGTTCCTTGACCGCTTTCGCGCACGATGCTGGAGATAATTCAAGAGTTATTTCTTTCATCCGTCTCCACCTCGGAGAGCGCCAGTACAACCTGGTTGATGGTACGGGATACAGCCACAACGCGATAGTCGAAAGGCTCGGTGTCTGGGTCCGTCTCAATCCACATCACAGTCTCCGTGTTCCACGGTGTCTCAAGGTCTTCCGTAGTAGCGGTTCGCCCAAACGTCTGCGTGAGTCCGAACATGGCGATGTCAGCTTGTCCCCTTCCGCCAGATACGTTCATCAGCGTCTTGACCGGGTCCGTATAGTTGACTTCGTACTCGCCGGTTAGCAGACCGTCTTCATCCGTCAGTTCCGTAACGCCGTTATAAAACGCATATGCGACCGGGCGCTTATTACGCTTGACAGTTCTCAAGTGATAGCACCCACTCTCGAAAACGGCATCACGTTGTTGTGAATGTAGTCGAGCATGTCAGAGTAGCGGAAGTCACGGTGGACTCCGTTTTCAATCGACAGGCCCTGTCCCTCCGCGCCGGCGTGGGTCCAGCCAACGACAACAGCGTAAATCTGGATGCCCTCATACTGGCTGGGGACCTTGGTGACGCCGGAAGGGACTCCGCCGACCATGTGATACATCCACGCAAGGATCTCGTCCCCGGCCATCTGAATGTACGTGTTCAGCGTTTTATCGCTCGGCATGTAGCCGCTGCCGTCCTTAATGAGCGTCTGTACAGTTATCAGCTTTTGAGCATCCGTCATGTCAGCATCTCCTTGAGATTCGGGGAGGGAGTGGTTACCCTCCCCTTTTAGTCACTTGCTCTTGCGAGGCTGTCGCTTCGTCTTCGGTTTCTCAGCCTCGATCTCCTCCACGGGAGTCTCCGCCTCTTTAGGCTCCTCCTCATGGGTCATCCCCACGGTAATGCTACCGTCAGCATTTCGGCGGAGCATCAGACGGCGTTGTGGACGTAGATGCCCTTCACCTTGTTCTTCAGAACGAAGGTGTCGTGGTAGATGCGGTAGTTCAGACGGTAAGCATCCGCCTCGATATTCTGCTCGGGAGTGAACAGGCGAGGCACGTTGTGCTTCACGACCTGGAGGATGGCGCTGGGATGGACGATCATGAAGTTGATGTCCTTGCCGGTGGCGGTGTAGCCGCCCACGCCAGCAGCGGTGGTGGGAGCGTTCAGAGTGATAGCGGTGTTGAACCGGGCCTGAGGCACACGGATGATCCGCATATCATCGTAGAACTCCACGTTGGTGTTCACGTTGTTCTCGCTGTTGATGATGCGGCGCTCGATGTTGCCCTTCAGCACGTTGTAGCACAGAGGAGACACGAACAGGATACGGCCCTCATAGGGGACCTCGTCATTGTCCATCTGAGCCTCGGCGGTGTCGATCAGACCGGCCACGTCGGTCGTGCCAGGGACGATGGTAGCGGGAGTAGCGGCGCTGACGCCGGTAGTGCCAGCCCACTTAGCGAAGCGGTAGGCATCGACTTCGGGAATGACCTCAACGCGCTCAGTCTCGCCCAGCAGGTTGCCGACCACCATAGAAAGGGCCTCTTCGTTGTCCATCACATCAACCTGGTAGGAACGGCCACGGTCGATCTCCAGGGTGTAGGGCTGCCAAGTGCCGGTGGTGTTGCCGGGAACGAAACCAGCATTGCGGTCATAGTTGGCCATGCCAACGCCAGCCAGGGTGAAGATGTTCACGGTCTGAGCGCCAGTCCACTGCACACGGGCAGAGGCGGTGTCCAGCATAGAAGTGAGGGAGCCTCTCTTGTAGACTTCGTCCAGCAGAGGCAGATACTTGGAGGTGAGGCCGATAGAGTTGCTCACAGGAGCCACAACAGTAGTAGCCATAATTCACATATTCCTTTCTTGTTGTATTACAGCCCGATGTTCCGTCTCAGCCGCTCCGTCTCCATATCTTCGGCGCTCTTCCCTTGCGGGGGTACGCCGACGGAAAGACCGGGCTGATTGTCAAGCGCCTCGGACATGAGCGCTTGCTTCTGATTGTCGAGGAAGGTCTTGGTGGCGGTGAAGTAGTCATCCGACACGCCTTCCGGTAGGCCGTTCGCCATCGAATCGGCAGTCGCTGCATCGATGCCAGCCGCCATAAGCTTTGCCTTGTAGGTGCTGATTCTCTCTCTCGTCTTGTAGCCGCTCAGTTCCTCCTGGAGTTGCTTTTCCCTCTCCAGGCGGTCAGCTTCCGCACGTTCCGCCTCCGTCTGCTTCTCACGCAGCTGCCGCTTGTACTCGGCGGCTTCGCTGTTTGCCTTGCTGAGTGCGCTCTTGAGTCTTTCAGCGTCGGTATCAGCTGCCGGAGCCGGTGTCTCAAACTCATAGCCAAGGAGAGCCGTCAGCTTATCCTCGGCGCTCATCTCCGCATAACCGGAGATCTTGCTCACATCGATCTTCGCCATATCCAATTCCTTTCGCGTTTTTAAGTCTTCACTGACTGTCAGTTCCGTTTTTGAGTCTTTTCTTGACTTTTGCCTTTTTACGTCTTCAGTGACGATATTCCTACATACCTTTGCGGTATGTTGGTTTATGATGTAAAACTTTACCGGTATGTAACCCAGCAGCGGCAGTTGACATCTTCTTCGGCGATGCCCCATTGGCCGGGGAACAACGTGCTTTGGCCGTAGTAGTTATAAAACTCTCCGCTTATCGGAGCAGAAACGCCGTCCAAGTATTCATGGGTGTCTCGGACCCGGTCATCGCCCATCGTGTGCCAGACCTTCTCGGTAGCGCCGGCGTCAACAGCCGTCTCAAAGGCCGCTTCGTTGGTGTCTCTGTGCGACTCCGTCTCGGCGATTCGCATGATGTCAGCAGCCGTGCCGCCGTTTTCGTAGTACTCCCAGACTCGGTCGCGCCACGTTTTACCAGCAATCTCTCTGTCCACCGTTCTCATCACATCGTCCAATTCTGGCCGGATGTTGGATGACATGTCGGTGTTCGCCGACGCAACTCCGTTCGCGTAGGACAGGAGGAAGAGGTCGAGCATCTCGTCGATCATGTCCTCCGTATCCTCGCGGGACTTGAGCCGCCCCTCTTCGTTGAAGTACTGCGGAAGAGCAACGGAGAATGCGTTCAGTTCGTCAAATGGCATTACGTTCAAACAGAACCACCAGCCTCGTTTTCGCCGTTGAAGTTGTCGGTTTCCTCGATGCTGGCTTCACCCTCGCCGTTATCGACGCCAGCCTCTTCAGCCTTGACCTTCTCGTCCGGGTCGCCCCAAATCATCTTCAGATACTTCTCGGACATCTTGATGTCGGAGACAGGATCATTGGACAGGCCGGACTTCTTAAGAGCCAGTTCCGGGTGGAGGCCAGCGGCAAGCATGGTCTGGAAGGCTTGGGCCTTGCTCTGCACGTTTGCCGTCTCGTTGCGGATGAAGTTCAGTTCAAAGTCCACAAGCGAAATATCCAGGATGCCCTTCGTGCGGAGGATGTCGATGAAGATCTCGTCGAAATACCGATTGCTTTGCCGGAATAGGTCTTCGGTGTTCCTCGCGCAGCTTGCCGCCTGTTCCCAGCCATCCCGGAAGATGACGGCTTGACCGGTGTCGCTGGTGCTTCTCCCGCCCTTGGTGGTGGTCGGCATAGCGCAGATTCTGAGTGCCTGGTCATACAGGTCATCGACAAGCGTCTGGGTCTGGTCCTGATTCAGTTCCTCAGACAGGATCTTGAAGTCGGCCTTGTTCTCGCCCATAGAGCGGAGCGCAATCATACCGGCCTGCTTGATCTTGTTGGCAGTCACATCATCTTCAAACTGGCAGTTAACCGCTACAGCGATGGACTGAATGAACTGCTCGATGCCATCGACACGGTTGGACTGGACATTGTTGATAGCGTCCAGGAGATACACAACGCCCTCAAAGGACCCTTGGTTCACGCTGTTGTAGCGGTACTCAATGATGGGGATATGCCCAAGAACATTGCGCGAAACTTTTTCAAGGCCGGACGCCGTGCATTCGTATGTCGGATACGCCGTGGTCGTTTTCGCCACAGCGCGACCATTCAGTCGGAAAATCTCACGCTCCGTAAAAACATCAACGTGCAGTTGGTCGTTGTCGATTACCATGTTGACGGCGAACAGAGGCCGGTTGCCGGGACGGAGGGAGTAAACCACGAACGCACTCCTTGGGTCCAGGGCATATGCCTTGACAGGGATTTCCTTGTCGGCATTCGACTCCACAAAGATCGCTGCCTTGCCGACACGGTGGAACCAGTCAGCCGCCACGTTGTCAGCAATCTGCTTGCCGGAGCGGTACAGGTACTCGTTCAGCTTATCGACTTTGGTCTTCTTCCCAGGCTTCCGACTCACGTAAAATGCTGGTTCCATGAGGAAGTAGCCATTCTTGAAGTCAACGATTTCCTGTGCGTGATTCTCTACGACCTTGTTCAGAATGTACTCATTCCGGTCCTTGGTACGGTTCAGAATCGGCTGAAGCCCACGGCTATACCAGTACAGATACTCCTCCTCCACAACGTTCTGGAGGTGGTAGGTGAGCGCAGAGTTTACCTCGCCAACAACGTTCTCTCTGGTAATCGATTCCGCAGCGGAGTAGATGTCACGCCGCCCGAACAGAAACCCAGCGATCTGCTTGACGCTGTTTTCGGTAGTGTTCGCATTGTTCGTGCTTTCGTCCGTCTTGCTCTCCTCCTTCGCGGAAAAATAAAAAGGCCAAGCTGCCTACAATCCGTAGACAACTCAGCCCAAATTGGCTCTTCCAATGGCCAGATTACCATTGGGGTGAAATGTTATGCTTCTTTGTATACAAGCCTCTTGCCGTTCTCAAGCACTACCCATCGGCCTCGCTCTTTCTTGACAATGGCCTCTTTGCCGGTAGCGACAATCGCTTCGACGGCTTCTAAAACTTTAGGTGGAATCACACAAGCGCCCTCATTTCTTTATGTTCGCCGCTCAATATGATTCTCGGCGTATCTAAGCAAGGCGGTTTGAACCCGCCGGTATCACCATACCCACCGTACTGTAGTTTAGCCGCGCTGTTCACGAACAGCTTCGTACAGTAGGATATGCTGCTTGTTGCTGAATTCGGTCGTGCAAAACCAGTTTTGAAACTGGCTGGCAGATGGGTGTGGCCAACGCAGTAAATGTCGGCGTCAACTACCTGGCAGTAATCCGCAAGCCTCTGCAATTTTCCGCCCTCTTTACGACCGCCGCCGGAACCATGCGAGAGATAGATGGTATAGAGCAACGGACGATGGTGACCGTTTCGCGCCTGGTCTTCGCCAAATCGTAAGAAGACGAGAGCCGTGTCCGGTGAGTAACGATCCTCGATCCCAAGTTCGCGGCAGATTAGCCGGGTCATATCCACGCCATTGGTTTTGTAGTGACGGGCTTCATGATTCCCGCCCACAGCGGCCAACACCTTTTTCTCGGCAATCGGCCCCAGCAAATCGACCATCGCCTTCAGTTCTTGCATCGGAGACATGTTTGTATACACATCACCAAGGCTCGATTTCAAAGCGCAATCGAGAAGATCACCCGCCAAGAGACAGTAGGCATTATCGTGCTGGTTGACATAATCGATGTCCTTGCGTATAGCATCGTGGTCCGAATGCGGGTCTGCGTAATGATAGTCGGCAAGGACGAGCAACTCTATTGACTTGTGGTCAGCAGAAAGATCTGCCCTTATTGGCATCATACGCAGTATTTACCAGCGGATGCTTCCCCGCCCCTGTATGCATCCGTGTCATCCCTCTCACGCTGTGTGAGTCTGTTTGGCAGACAATGATGGTTTCGATCCACCGCCTACAGGTTCAAAGCCTGTCGTGCTTCCATTACACCAATCGCCTATATATGCCTGGTTTAGGACGCCACTCCGTGCCAGGACTTTTACCGGCAGCGTCAGCCGGTTATGCTCTCGTTTAGGCGCTCTCTGGTGAAAGGAGCAAGCCAGAGGCACGTCCTTTGAACGACTGCGCTTCGCACAGCGCACCCGCTCCGGTCGGTGGGCAGCTTTCCCGCCTCTTCCCCCGTTTTAGGTGGTACACAAGAACACTTCTTGAGAAATAATACTAGAAATTGACCAAAACGCGCAACATTTTGCACCATTTGGTGTATCAAAACGGCCTTTTCACAACCGTGGCGATGTTCATAGCGGAAGACATGACCCAGTCAACGAACATTGCAAGCACATCCGGGACGTCATCGTGCTTGTTTTTACCCATCATGGAGTAAGAAACAAGCTGGTTCATCGCGTCCTTGTACTCCCTGTCTCGCTTCTCCTCCGCTTTAAACAGGACACGGGCCTTTACAGCGCCGCTGTTGGCCTGAATGCGGGTTTCCTTGTTGCTCTGGGTCCACTTCGTGGTGATGTGCGTCATCCCGCCCAGTTCCTTCACCGCCTTCTGGACGTTCTCGGCGAATATTGTGCCTCCTCGGTTGGACTCAATCTGGCACATCTTAACCTTGCGCTCCACCAGCATCATGGCTACCTTACGCTCCAGGACCTCCACCTTGCCGTTATCGCAAATGATGGCTTCCATGTAGTAGTCGCTGCCGTACTGATACATGACCGGCATGACGCAGAAGTCTGAGCCTTGCTCCTTGGTATCGCATATTGCCATGATGGCGTCTGGGTCCGTATCCGGGAGATCGTAGTAGTAGCGCAGTTCCGAAGGATCGTAGAGCCGCCCCTCTCGCTCGATAGGCTCATTGAGATACAGCGCTCTCCAGCTTGGCTCATCCATGATGTCGCGCTGTTTGTGCAGCTGCTCGGTGGAGTAGCCAAGGCCGTACGGATAGTCGAAGTTGCTTTCGTCGTTCTCATCCAGCGCCGGGAATCGTATGAACCGTGCGCGAGGATCTCCCTCATACTCCCGCTCCAACCGGCCTATCACATCATGCACAGACCAGCGGGTGGCTATGTGCAGTTCCTTTACCCGGTCGCCTATCTTTCTCTGCCTGAGATCTGTGTAGTAGGCTTGCCACAGTTTGTCCAGTCGCTCGATGCTCATCGCCGTCTCGATGCCATCCACAAGGTCATCGCAGTACAGCACGTTCATGGCTCGGACTTTGCCAGCGTTTTGCGAACCAATGGAGGTGAACTCCACCGTCTTGAACCGCATATCGTCAGCCTTGTCATAACCGATGCCAATCATTTTGTCGAGCGCATTTGTGGAAATCACCTTTAGGCCTGGGAACACGTCGCTCCAGCGATAGTCACCGCCAGAATCGAAGATGCGGAGCATTTCACCGTACACGCCGGCGAGGAATGCATTGTTGTGGGAACCGGTGAGGTTTGGGAGAAACGGATTGCGGCCAGAGGTCCATGCCAGGAAGAACTCGGCGAGGGTAGTCTTCCCTACACCTGGCGGCTCTGAGATGCCAAGAATCTCTAGTTTCCCATCTTCCAGATCCTGTAGGGCATGAGCGCACGGGAGCAGTTGCTTTCTTCGTGGAAGGTAGAACTGCTTTTCCATAGGACGGTCTTTCTCAATGTAGATACAGAAGCTATCGAAGAAGTGCGGCGCATCGAACAGATGGCTCCGGTAGTACAGATTCAGCATCATGTCAGATGCCACTCCTTCAGACATCAGCTGGTTGGCGGATGCACGGAGCGCCTGGTTCAGAGAGTGCGCGTCGGTGAAGTTCTGGTCGTCGTAGATGGTTTGCGGCCTGTCACGCTTCCCAGTCCCCTCCACCACGTAGGAGTCTTCCTTCTCCAACTCCCGGCACATCTCAAACGCGTCCAGGAGGGAATACGGATCATCCCTCGCTATCAGTTTCTGTATCAGTTCCTTGTTCTTCGTCGGCCTCATCCTCCTCTCCGCTCAAGATTCCAGTAAGCACATCTGCATTTACCTTGAAGAACTCCACCAGCTGATCGTCGCTGATCGCCAGTTTCATGATCTCCATGTCTTCCCGGTCTACGTTGAAGTAGCACGTTCCTGTCATGCCGTCCGGCATAATCATCACGATGCCGATAGACACAGGATCCAGTTCGACCATCTCAGGCAGCACTTCCTCCAGCCACCCGGCGTATGGTTTCGTCGTGTAATCAGTCGTGCTTGTCACCTCGCAGTTCCTTGAATGCGTAGTACGCCAATGCGAAAAGCATGGCAATGGCCGTTATGGCAAGGCAAATCATAACGACCGCAAATGCCCAGACAATTATTTGAGATACGATACTCATTATTTCGCCTCCAAGTATGCAAGAATCAGGCAAAGCATTGCCATAATGTTTACGTAGTGCGCGGTTTCCATGTCTCTGCGAACGAGAAAAAATATCGAAAAAACGATGAACACAGCGCAAAATACAAGGTATACGTACTTCATCTTTCAGCCTCCTCTTTCAGCCAGTCGAGCCACGCTCCCCTTTGCTCTGGAACTGGATATTCTTGCTTTTGCGTTACACCGCCGCAGTAGTTGGCAACATCCCATTGCACTTCACCAAGAAACTTGTCAAGTTCCTCGTCCGACATAGCCCGGATGCGGTCAGCGTTCGTGATGGGCTTAGCCTTAAATGATGAGCAAATTATTTCTTCCGGGCTGGCCCAAGGACAAATGGCCAAACGCTCACAGTTATGACAATTCGCCATCACTCGCCCTCCTCTGCCTCGCCCTCCTCTGCCGGGATGATGGTGGGAGCGGCAGCTATTCCTTCAAGTACGCCGCGAATCCACACTCTTGTTGCCTCAGTCATACTGTGCCTGTTTTGTATAAGCCACTTTTTAAGAGAGGCATACAACTCGTCCAAATCTCCCAGCCTCCCATGCGGCGGGACGGGGACGAGAGGGCAATCTTCCTGGCGCTTCGCATTCGGCCTTGTCTCTCGTTCACTCAATTCTCTGTCCCCTGCTTGACAGAACCTCATAAAGCACATCGGGCATGAGTGACAGTTTTTCGGCATCTCCATGTTCTTGATGTATACGCCCATCACATCACCCCCACTGTTCTGCCATAGCACGGGCGATGCCGGGAAAGGTTTTTGCGCGCGTCTTTGCACTTCCACCTTTGCGGCTTGCCCCCTTGTACTTTGGGTCATGTGTCTTTGTGTATGACCCAGAAGAAACATATGGGATGTGTTCTACGACAATTTCCGTTGGTTGCAAATCAGGCAAACCTTTAAGCCAAAGACAAGTTTTTTTGCTGTATGGGTGTCCGTATTCATACGGCTGAATTACTTGCGTGTATGGCGGTATGTGAAATATTTTTGACGGTATCGGGTTTTCGACAGCAATTTTATCGCACGGAGCGTTTAAGAAATATGTAAGAAACTCTGCGCCCTCTCTTCCCTTTTTCCATCGTTCATAATTCAGTTTTCCGTTTGTAAACAGCCACCTTGCCCCTGCGTTAGAAATGTAAGTGCATGGCGGGTGAGCAATAATTATGTCCCATCGTGCGGGAAGATTGTGCCTTTTGCCGTCTTGCGTTTTGAACGTTCCAAACATTTCATCGGGAATATCCGGGTCGCGTGAGCATATCCAGCAACACTCAGTAATCAAGTGCCGGCAATCGCCCACAACGTGCCACTCAGGATGCCCACCGCTGCACTCTTGCAAATCGCACGAATACGCCTCATGCCCCAACGCTCTGAACGCCTTGCACACTTCCTGCGATTCTTCACAAGCAACTAAAACTTTCATGCTCACCCCTCCTTCGGCGGCTCTGGTAGCGGCATCCAATGGGTAGGGCTGACCGGGTAATACATGGTGTCGTGCCACTCTACAAATACTTCCTCTTCACCGTAATAGTGTTCACAATGCGCTATGAAAACAGTACCGTCCTCTACGACGAGAACGAACGTCAAATCCTCCGGCAACCGCTCCGTCACGGGAATCCAACGGGGCTGTTTTGCAAGGGCAAGCGCCCACTTCTGTGCAGTTGCTCTCGCTTCTTCTGCCGTCTTTTCCCAGAACGCCGTATAGTCTTTTTCTCGTTCAAGGTCTTTGCTCAGTTCCTCTATTGCATCGGCGGCTTCTTCTAACAAAGCCGCAGTTCCATTGTCGCTATGCGGCAACAGATACCGCTCGGTTTCCGCTTCATCTCTCAGCCGCTTTACCAGTTCGTCATACATCGTTTACCCTCCTGTTCCATGCCCTCACCGCCGATTCTCTCGTTCGGCAATAATCAGATTTTGCCCCGCACTGCCAGCACTTCACTCTGTAAGGGAAATCTGCGTGTTTTTTCTTCATTTGGATTTGCGCCCCATCGTCCCCGCAAAATGGGCAATGTTTAAGTTCCATCAGCCTTCCTCCCTCATATCCGCGCCGCAGTTGGGGCAGAAGTTATAGCGGTCTTCCCTGTCAGCGCCCATATAAATCGTGATTTCTTTCCCGCAAGCGGTGCAGTACCATTCGCCGTCATGCTCAATCGTGCGGCGGTCTGTCCAGTGCGCTCTCACCACAGGCCGCACATCAGCGGCGGGGACACTATTCACGGCTGCAAAAGAAATTGCCATTCGCGCCGTGTTCGGATTATGCGCTTTTCGCAGAGCGGCAAGCGCCGCCTCCCGTTCTATGTAGTCAGGCATGTCTCCTCCCGTGATTGCAC